TCGCCGCCAGATCAGAAACTCAGGCGATCCGCTACAGTTTCGCCCGTGAAGCCGGAACCTACCCAAACACCGCCACACTGGGGCGAGTGCTCAGGCAGGAGGTTAAACTGGAGCAGACAGACGAGGCTCTGCCCTACGAGCTGCCTAAAACCTCCGGGCAAATTTGCGGCACATATCCAAAGCCCGGAACTCTGGGAAAGGTGCTGCAGCACACAGTCGGCGTCAATCTGGCGGCGGCTTTTTCGTTGTACCAACTTATAAAGGCTGGAACGCAAAAATGCGGAACCACGCCGGGCGGCGGCACAATAGGCGCGGCCGCGACCAACAAAGCAGCTACAGCACTGCAAGTCTCCAGCGCGGCGTATAGCTTCGTGAAATGTGGGACGCGGTGCTGCGGTGAATAAATCGAAAGGAGGACACCCGCATGAGCTACTTTTATGACACCTTCATGGGGCACCGGAGGGATCAGTGGCTCCGCTCGATCCACGCCATAGAAGTACAGACCGGCGGCAGTTGGCACCGGGGAGCTATCAACAAAAAGCTCGTAGAAGGCGACACACTTGTGATCTATGCCACCTTCCCGACACTGGACTCCGTGGCCTGCACGATCGACGCCTCGCGCCTGATTGACACCCGCGGGGAAGTCGCTGCATACCAGCAGCGCACGATCAACAAGGTAGAGGGACAGGGTACCATGATTAAGCTCTCGATCCCGATCTACGAAGTAACAGCCTAAAGGAAGGAGGTAAACAGGCATGTATAACGCAACGTACTGGCTCGACAGAGTGGTGG